TAGACAAAGGAGGTGAAAACTTTAAAAAACTATATGATGGCTCAGATGTTACAAAAAGAAACCGCAATGGACAGACTCGCTCGGGATTATATAGTTTGTTCATACCTATGGAATGGAACTTCGAAGGATTCATTGATTCTTATGGATTACCTGTATTCAATACGCCGGATCAACCGGTTAAAGACAATTATGGAGACTACATCGACGTTGGGGTTATTGAACATTGGGAAAACGAAGTTGATGGATTAAAAGGGGATCAAGACGCTTTAAATGAATTTTATAGACAGTTTCCCCGTACAGAAGAGCATGCGTTTAGAGATGAAACTAAAAACAGCATATTTAATTTAGCTAAAATTTATGAACAAATTGATTATAATGAAGAAGCTAAATATGAGGCTGTTGTTACACGAGGTAGCTTCCAATGGCTAAATGGTATAAAAGATACTGAAGTACAATTTATACCTAATTTAAATGGTAGATTTAATATTAGCTGGGTATTACCTAATAATTTACAAAATAGAGTAATAATAAAAAATGGAATTAAATATCCTGGCAATGATCATATTGGAGCTTTTGGCTGTGATAGTTATGACATATCCGGCACAACAGATGGCAAAGGATCTAAAGGTGCTTTACACGGCCTTACTAAATTTAGTATGGAAGAAGCTCCAGCTAATAAGTTTTTTTTAGAATATATAGCTAGACCTGCAACTGCAGAAATGTTTTTTGAAGATGTTTTAATGGCATTAGTATTTTATGGAATGCCTTTACTTGCAGAAAATAATAAACCTAGACTATTATATTATTTAAAAAGAAGAGGATATAGGGGTTATTCCATGAATAGACCTGATAAAATTTGGAATAAACTTTCTGTAACTGAAAAAGAAATAGGTGGAATTCCTAATTCAAGTGAAGATATAAGACAAGCTCATGCAGCAGCAATAGAAACATATATTAATACTTATGTAGGTATTAAGCCTACGGGCGAATATGGTGATTTATATTTTAATACAACATTAACAGATTGGTCTAAATTTGATATAAATAAAAGAACTAAATTTGATGCTGCTATTAGTAGCGGATTAGCTATTATGGCTTGTAATAAAAATTTATATACTCCTAGACCTCAAATAAAATTACAAGATAAAGTTAACTTTAGCTTTGCTAAATATAACAATAAAGGAAATTTTTCAAAAATAATAAGATAAATGGCAACAACATATAAATACGGTCTCTTCCCCAGTCAATCAGTGCCTGATGTTGAGAAAGCTAGTTCAGAATATGGCATGCAAGTTGCTAAGGCCATAGAAGCTGAATGGTTTAAAAAAGATTCGGGAACTACCAGATATTTTGCTAATAGAGATAACTTTCATAGATTAAGATTATATGCTAGAGGTGAACAAAGTATACAAAAATACAAAGATGAATTATCTATTAATGGTGATCTATCATATCTTAACTTAGATTGGAAACCGGTACCTATTATACCTAAGTTTGTTGATATAGTTGTTAATGGTATTTCAAATAGAACTTATGATTTAAAAGCTTACTCTGTAGATCCAGTAGCTACTAAAAGAAGAACAGAATTTGTAGAAAATTTGTTAAATGACATGTACGCTTCTGAGTTTGCTAATAAAATTGAAAAAAATTTAGGAGTAAATACTTTTTTTAATGAAAGACAAAACATACCCGATGATGAAGAAGAATTACAGGTTCATATGCAATTAAGCTATAAACAAAGTATAGAAATAGCGCAAGAGCAAGCTATAACAAATGTAATGGATTTAAATAAATATGATTTACTAAAAAGAAGGGTTGATTATGATATAGCTGTAGTAGGAATGGGTGCTATTAAAAATAGTTTTAATACTGCTGAGGGTATAAAAATAGAATATGTTGATCCAGCTGATTTAGTGTATTCATATTGTGAATCACCTTATTTTGATGATTTATATTATGTAGGTGAAATAAAAACAATAAGTATTACTGAGCTTAAAAAACAATATCCATATCTTACCGCTGAAGATATAAAAGAAATAGAAGGAAGAGGATCAGATACAAGATTACATAATAAATCTTATACATCAGAAAGTCAAGATAAAAATTTTGTAAACGTATTATATTTTGAATATAAAACTTTTGAAAATCAAGTTTATAAAATAAAACAAACCGCAAGCGGTGCGCAAAAAGCTATAGAAAAAACAGATCAGTTTAATCCACCTAAAGACGCACGTTCAAGGTTTGAAAAAGTAAATAGATCAATTGAAGTTTTATATGCAGGCGCTAAAATTGTTGGACACGAAAGTTTGTTAGAATGGAAAAAATGTGTTAATATGACACGTCCTAAAGCTGATATAACAAAAGTACAAATGAGTTATAATATTGTAGCTCCTAGAGTTTATAAAGGTAAGCCTGAATCGTTAGTTAGCAGAATGACCACATTTGCAGATATGATTCAAATAACGCATCTAAAATTACAACAAGTGTTATCAAGACTTGTTCCCGACGGGGTATTCTTGGATGCGGACGGCATTGCTGAAGTGGATTTGGGTAATGGCACAAATTACAATCCTCAAGAAGCACTAAATATGTATTTCCAAACTGGTAGTGTTATTGGTAGATCTATGACGCAAGATGGTGATTTCAATAACGGTAGAGTGCCTATACAAGAGTTAAGGGCATCAGGCGGTAATACTAAAATAGCAAGTTTAATACAGTCATATAATTATTATTTACAAATGATGCGTGACGTAACTGGATTAAATGAAGCTAGAGATGGTAGTCAACCTGATAAAAATGCTTTAGTTGGATTACAAAAATTAGCAGCAGCTAATAGTAATACTGCTACAAGACATATATTACAAGGAGGATTATATTTAACTTTAAAAACCGCTGAGGCGGTATCTTTAAGAATATCTGATGTTTTAGAGTTTTCAAATACTAAAAGATCTTTTATTCAATCATTAGGTAGATTTAATATAGGTGCTATGGAAGAGTTGTATACTTTACACATGCATGATTTTGGTATATTTTTAGAGTTAACACCTGATGATGAAGAAAAACAGCTATTAGAAAATAATATTCAAATGGCTATAAATCAAAAACAAATTGAATTAGAAGATGCTATTGATGTTCGTGAAATTAAAAATTTAAAATTAGCTAATCAACTTTTAAAGCTAAGAAGAAAAAGAAAATATGAAAGAGATAGAGCGGCTCAATTAGAAAACATTCAAGCTCAATCTGCATCAAATACTCAAGCTGCACAAGCAGCAGCGCAGGTTGATATGCAAAAACAAAATGCTATTACTGAAAGTAAAGTACAATTAGCTAATGCACAAAAAGCATTTGATATTGAAAAAATGGAAACAGAAGCTGCTATAAAGAAAGAATTAATGGAATATGAATTTAAATTAAACATGCAGCTTAAACAAGTTGAATCAGATGTAATTAAAAATAAAGAAAAGTATAAAGAAGATAGGAAAGATGATAGGACAAAAATACAAGCTAGTCAACAAAGTGAATTAATAGAACAAAGAAAAAATAATACACCACCTAAAGATTTTGAATCGGCTGGCTTTGATAACTTAGGTGGATTTGGTTTAGAACAATTTGAACCAAGATAACCTTTAAAAATAATAACTATGGGAATGAGAGGCACGGACTTTCCAAAAAACGTTGTAGGGTCTGTTTTTACAACCGCAAGTAGCGACGCTATAATTCCACCAACAAATCATATATTTACTGCTTTTACTGTATTAGCAGCTGCAACATTTGATGCTAGTGGTGGTTTAGTAGCAGAAGCAGCAACTAAGTTTGCTAATACTGAAGACGCAGCAGGCGATTTAGCCGCAGGATCTGAAACAAATAATGAAGGATCAGGTGGTGTACAAATAACAAATTCAAACGCAACATTTCCTGCAGGTGTAACTATTCATGGTAGATACACTGAAATAGATGTAGCGGGAGGAAGCATTATTGCATATTACGAAAGGCAATAAATAAATTTAAGTAATTATATAATATTTTATCATGGCAGAAGAATTAAAAGTAACAGCTGTAAAAGCTGAAGAGCCAAAAACTATGGCTGAAAAAGAAGAAACGGTAGCAGAGAATGCCGGTATACCTATCGATAAAGACGGAGTATACAAATTAGATCTCGATAAGTTTAACCAAGAAAATAAAAAAGAAGATGCCGTTCAAGAGCAAAGCACAGATGAGGTTCCTGTACGCGACGAATCCGAAACTAGCGAAGAGGTTCGAGAAGGAAACGTCGAAGCGACAGATGAAAAACCTGCCGGAGAAGAAGTCGGCAATGAGGATGTGCGGGATAAAGAAACACCGATAATAGAAGAAATAACCGATGAAACCGATAATACTAACGAGACAGGAGTGGACGGAAGCATTGAAGATGCCAACGCCACATCGCAACAAGAAGAAATACTACAGGAAGAAAAAACACAAGAACCTGTAGATTTACCAGAAAATATTCAAGATGTTATAAACTTCATGAATGATACTGGTGGAACATTAGAAGATTATGTAAAATTAAATGCAGATTATTCTAATACAGACGACAATACTCTTTTGGTTGAGTATTATAAAAAAACCAAACCACATCTTACGTATGAAGAAATTTCTTTTTTAATGGATGATAAATTTTCTATTGATGAAGAGTTAGACACAGACAGAGATGTAAAAAGAAAAAAATTAGCTCTAAAGGAGGAGGTTGCAAATGCCAAAAACTTTTTGAAAACGCAAAAGGATCAATATTATAAAGAAGTCAAGTTGGGTTCTAAACTATTGCCTGAGCAGCAAAAAGCTATTGACTTTTTCAATCGCTATAATGAAGAGCAAAAATCAGCTGAAGAATTATTGCAGAAGCAAACATCACATTACAACAATGAAACTAATAAAGTTTTTAATAGTGAATTTAAAGGTTTTAACTTCAAAGTAGGGGACAAAAGATACAGGTTCAATGTTAGTGATGTAAATAAAGTAAAAGAAAATCAAAGTGATCTATTAAATGTTTTTAATAAATATGTTACAGAAGATAAACTTCTTACTAACGCGCAGGATTTTCATAAATCTTTATTTGCCGCTTCTAACCCGGACGCTATAGCTAATCATTTTTATGAGCAAGGCAAAGCCGACGCTATAAAACAAATGACTGCAGATGCTAAGAACATTAATATGGATCCTAGAAAAACTGCAGACGGTATTGTTGAGGCTGGCGGAGTTAAAGTTAAAGCATTAAGTGGAGATAATAGTTCCAAGCTAAAGTTAAAACTCAAAAACTATTAAAAATTAATAAAAAATGGCAAATGTATCATTTTCGTTACCTAGCGAATTGACCCCTAACGTGGTTAAACAAGCTAGCTATTCGAATTATTTAAACTTTCACTCTGGAGATGGAACTCCGGTAACTGACTGGGCACAACAGTATTTACCTGAGCTTTATAACCAAGAGGTGGAGAGATATGGAAACAGATCTATATCTTCGTTTTTAAGAATGGTAGGTGCTGAAATGCCTATGGCTTCTGATCAAATTATTTGGTCTGAGCAAGGTAGATTACACTTAGCATACGAAGGAGCGACGGTAAACAATGATGGTCTTATTACTATTGCTGGCGGTGGAACACACGCTGTAAGAGTAGGACAAACTATCGTATTATCTGATAACCAAGCATCTCCTACAGTTATCAAAGCTTACGTTAATACAGTAAGTGATGACAACACTACGTTAACTGTGTTACCTTATAAAGGATCAACTAACGGTACTTTAGGTGCACACACATCATTCAAAACTACAAACGATAGCGGAACAAACACATGTTCATTCTTTGTTTATGGTTCTGAATTTGCTAAAGGACAAGCTAGCATGGCTGGTTCTATTAAGCCTGAATTTGAATCTTTTACAAATAAACCAATTATTTTAAAAGACAAATTTGAAATCAATGGTTCTGACACTGCACAAATTGGCTGGATAGAAGTATCTGGTGAATCAGGTGTTGGTGGTTTCTTATGGTATTTAAAAGCCGAAGGAGACACAAGAGTTAGATTTGAAGATTATTTAGAAACAGCAATGGTTGAAGCTGAAAAAGCTGATGCAAACAACATCATTGATAGTGACTCTGCTTACGGTGGAAACAACGGTGATGCTGTTGGTTCAGAAGGCTTATTTGCTGCTATTGAATCAAGAGGTATCGTAGCAACTGGTGCTTATGACTCAGTAAATGACGTTATTTCTGACTTTGATTTAATTCTTAAAGAACTAGACAAACAAGGATCTATTGAAGAAAATATGTTATTCTTAGATAGAGACTCAAACTTAAAAGTTGATGATGCCTTAGCTGCGGTAAACGCATCTAACCCAGGTATGACATCTTTTGGTGTATTTGAAAACTCTGAAGACATGGCGTTAAATTTAGGTTTCAACGGATTTAGAAGAGGTTCTTATGACTTCTATAAAACTGATTGGAAATATCTTAACAATAAGTCTACAAGAGGATTATTCAATGACATTAAAGGTGTATTAGTACCTGCTGGAACATCTTCAGTATACGACCAAATTCTTGGAAACAACATTAGAAGACCTTTCTTACACGTAAGATATAGAGCTTCTGAAGCTGATGACAGAAGAATGAAGTCATGGATTACAGGTTCAGTAGGTGGTGCTGCAACATCAGGTGATGATAAAATGGAAGTACATTATTTATCAGAAAGATGTTTGATAGTACAGGCTGCTAACAACTTCGTATTATTCAAGTAAGATTATTTTAAAAGTGCTGGGCGTTTCGGCGCCTAGCCTTTTATTTAACATTTTTATTATATTATATTATGGCAAAAAAACAAAAAGCAGAGGTGGCTGTTGAAGAACCTGTAACGGTTACTCCACCAAAAAAAGAAAAACCCCAAAGTACTTGGGAATATAAAGATAGACAATATTATTTATTAGGAGATACAACACCCGTTGTATTTATTTTAAAATCAAAAGGCATCATGTGGTTTGATAAAAAATTAGGGTATGAAAGAGAAATTAGATATACCTTAAATCAAAAAACAGTTTTTGCTGATGAATTTAAGGGAGATTCAAGATTAGATCATATTATTTTTAGAGATGGTGTTTTAAATGTACCAAAAGAAAGAACTGTTTTGCAACAAATACTTTCAATATATCATCCCGATAAAGGCAGATTATATGCAGAAGTTGATCATGAAGCTGACGCAAAGTCTGATTTAGATGAATTAAACTTAGAATTTGAAGCAATACAAGCTGCAATGGGAATGGATATTGACCATGCTGAAGCAATTGTAAGAACAGAAAGAGGTAGTGCAGTTAGTAGAATGAGTTCTCAGGAAATTAAAAGAGATTTATTTTTAATGGCTAAAGATAATCCTGCGTTGTTTTTAGAATTAGCTAATGATGACAATATCAATATTAGAAATCTAGGTATTAAAGCAGTTGAATTAGGATTATTAATTCTTTCAAATGATCAAAGAACATTTTTATGGGGAAGTAATAATAGAAGATTACTTACAGTTCCATTTGATGAAAATCCATATTCAGCTTTAGCATCTTGGTTTAAAACAGATGAAGGTATTGAAGTCTATCAATTATTAGAAAAGAAACTTAAATAGTTTGTTTATAGTGGTTAGGCCGCTATAAGCGGCTTAATCATTATATAAAAATATTATGGCAATATCAGTTGATAAAGTATATAAAACAGTATTATCAATATTAAATAAAGAATCAAGAGGTTTTTTAACACCAGATGAATTTGAAAGAATTGCTTCACAAGTTCAACTTGATATACTAGATCAAAATTTTCATGATTATAATAAAGCAGTTGTAAGAGCTTCTAGAGGAAGAGCTGTACAAGATTATGGAAATATACCAGAAAAAATTCAACATAAAATAGATCCATTTTATGCGGCTGCGGATATTACATTAACAAATGGTATTGGTACTTTGCCAACAGATTTGTATAAAACAATAAATATTAGTATAACTAATAAAACTATTCAATTAGAAAAAGTAAATAAAAGCACATTATCATATTTACTATCTTCACCTTTAACAAAACCAACAACATCATTTCCTGTATATTATCAGAGGGCAACAGATATTATTGTTGAACCTGCTTTATCAGATGGTAGTTGGACATTAGGTAATTTACTTATTGAATATGTAAAAACACCAGTTGACGTAAATTGGAATCACACTGTTGGCTCAAGTGGAGAGTTAACAGCTACTGACCCTATGACAGATTTTACATTGCATGAATCTGATAGAGTACAATTAATATTAGGTATATTAAAATATGCCGGATTAGTAATTGAAGATCCTGCTGTAATACAAGCAGCGAGTGGAGAAGAAACTAAATTAATACAATTAGAACAATAATAAATGGGACTTATAACACAAACTCAAGAAGCTTATTATAATAAAACGCAAACTTTTACGGGGTCTACTGCTTCAGTTGTTGATGGTTCAAATAAAGTATTTGATTTATTAACAAGTTCTTTTTCTGTTTTGCCTACATCTATAACAGATTTTGTAATTACTATAAATGGTCAATCAATAAGCTCGGCTAATTATGGTTATAGTTCACCAACAATAACATTTTCAGGAAATACAAATAATACAGATGTATTAGAATCAGATGGTGCACCTAAAACAGGATTTGAAGTTATAGTTACTGAAACGAATAAAGCACAAAGACACGGACAATATAGATATATATCATTAGCTGATATTGTAAATAATTATATGATAGCTTTTGTAGGAGAAGGTAAATTAATACCAACTTGCAAAAGAACTGATGTTTTATTTCATGCGAAAAGAGGTATACAAGAATTTAGTTATGACATTACTCGTGTTGAAAAAATACAAGAAGTTGAGGTTGCTGATACATTATCAGTTCCTTTCCCTCAAGACTATGTAAATTATGTTAGATTATCTAGAGTTGACGACGCTGGTATAGAGCATATAATATATCCTGCAAGATATACTTCTCAACCCTCAGAGTCTATATTACAAAATGAAGATCATAAATATTTATTTGATAGTAATGGTAATTTATTAACAATAACGCCATATACATCAGATCAGTTTAAAAACTTTGAACATGCCAACCTAGCCGGTGCTTTTGATAATGCTGATTTAACATATGATGTACATAAAGATATTGATAGAATAGGTGAGTTTGGCGCTAGGTATGGGTCAGATCCTGAAATATCTCAAAAAAATGGTATATTTACAATTGATGAATTAAATGGAAGCTTTCATTTTAGCAATGAATTATTAAATAAAATTATAACAATTAAATATATATCTGATGGCTTGGGAACTGACGATGAAATGCAAATACATAAATTAGCTGAAGACGCAATATATAAATATATAACTTATGCAATAGGCAGTAGCCGTATAAACTTTCCTGAATTTATTATAAATAGATTTAGAAAAGAAAAAAGAGCTGCTATGAGAAATGCCAAGTTAAGATTATCAAATTTAAAATTAGGTGAGCTTACTCAAGTTATGAGAGGTAAATCTAAACACATTAAACATTAGTAAATGCCGGAAATAAAGAATAGTTTCATCAAAGGTAAAATGAATAAAGACCTTGATGATAAAATATTACCTAACGGTGAGTATAGAGACGCTGTTAACATTAAAGTATCTAAATCAGATAATTCAGATGTAGGTTCTGCACAAAATGTTAAAGGCAATGACTATGAATATGGTGTTGGGAAAAAAATAACTTTTACAGGTGATACTATAGGCAAGCATGTTAATAAGCTAACTGGCGATGTTTTTTGGTTTGTAACTGATTTTACAGGTATTGATATAGATGATCCTGTGTCAATGGAAACTAACGGCGGATTTGCTACTAGTTCTAATAATTGTAAAATATATCATACTAAACTAGGAAGTGGCCAAGAACCTAAAGAATTAATTAATAGCTTTAGATTAAATTTTTCTAAAAAACATCCAATATTACATTCAAATATAATAGATGAATTATTATTTTGGACTGATAATTATAATCAACCTAGAAAAATAAATATTAGAATAGCAATAGATGATAGAGAAAAAGATGACGCAGAAAAATATTATAAAAATGACAAATATTTAGAAGATAAAATTAGTGTTGCACAATATGCGCCGGCTAGCGCTCCTAAAGTTAGAATGTCTCATGATACTTCTATAAAAAGTAAACATATAGAAGATAAATTTGTTAAATTTGCATATAGGTTTCAATTTGATAATAATGAATATTCAATAATATCACCTTTTACTCAAACTTGTTTTCATCCTGGCAAAGGTAAAGATTTTAATTTTGGTGAATTTCAAAATACCGCTAAAGCTGGCGTTTTAACATCTGCAGAAGAGACAGACGCTGTTGAACAAACAATAGTAAAATCTGTGCAAAATTTAGCAAATGTTGTAGAGTTATTTATTGATTTACCAGGTATGACGCTAACAGATGGTATAACTGAAAATAATCATGCCGCTTGTAGCATAAATAAATCTGGTGGCGAAAGTGGGGGCTATCCAATAACTATTGACGGAGTTAATGGAACCATAGCTAACGGCAATACTGTTTTAACAGAAAGAGGTGATAACTATACTGTTGACACAAGTGCTGGTACTTTAGATTCAACTAATTTACCATTATCAACAAGTATTGATTCAAAAATACCTTTAATAGATAATCAACGTTTATATTTCTTTACAAATATAGCTGATTATGTAAATAATTTAAAAATTAAAAAAATACAAATATTATATAGTGAAGCTGGTAGCTTAGCTTTAAAAGTTGTAGATACAATTGATTTTAAAAAGCAAGTTTTAAACACATCAGATAACATTAACAATATAATATACAGAGCAGAGCCAATATCTGATAATAAAGCCAAACTTATGTATGGTTTTAAATTTACTTATAACTCTGCAAAGCCAATATTAACCTTGCCAGAGTCTGAGTTAATAAGAATATCTGATATAATACCAGTTAAAGCAAAAACACAAGAAGTCAGCGGTAATAGAGTTATATATGGTAATTTTTGGCAAAATAGAGATATAACAGGTATAAACGCAGATGATTTTAATATTACAAGTGGTGATCAAGATAAACTTAATTCTCAATATTTATTATCTTCTGTAAAATCTAATAGAGAATATTCTGTTGGTATAGTTTTATCTGATAGATATGGAAGGCATTCAACTGTTCTTACTCCAACAGATAATACAGAATTTTTAGATCCTAAAAGCGGAAGTTTTGCATCATGGAATCATTATGCTTTAAAATTAAACTTTAATGGGGTAATTGGCGATGCTTATTCCGCTGACACTAACCCTTTAGGTTGGCACACATATAAAATAGTTGTTAAACAGGCAGAACAAGAATATCATAATGTATTTGCACCAACTATTTTAGATAATATTCCAGCAGATGAAAAAAGATCATGGCTAGTATTGCATGGTGATAATATAAATAAAGTACCTAGAGATGTTACTGATACTAATACTGAAGACGGAACTCAAGGATCACAAACAAGTTTATTGCCTAAAATATTAGATACTAATGGTAGCTCAACACAACAAAGTGGTACAGAATTTATAGATATAATTTCTATAGGTACTAAAAATGAGCATGGTATTGGAACTAGTATACCTGATTTTTATTTAAATGATAAAAATCCTTTATTAGCTGAATTACCCGACGGTAGTGGACGTAATCATAGTCAAGGAACTACGTTTGATAATTTAATTGTTTTAGAAACAAAACCAGTTTCTTCAGCTTTAGATTTATATTTTGAAACTTCTACAGCAGGTTTAGTGTCACATTTAAATGAACAAATAGACGAAGGATTAACTGGTTCTGTTCCAAACGCGGTAGCTTTAAGTGCAAACACAGTAGCCGAAAGCGCTTCATCAGGCACTAAAGTTGCGGATTTAACAACTACAGACTCGAGCGGATCAACTATTAGTACTCCAACATATTCAATAGTTTCAATTTTTGATGGTAATGGTACTGATAGAGCTGGAGCTTTTGTAATTGATGGTGAAGATTTAGATACTGGAGAAACATTTGAATTTAAAAATAATAATCAAGATACATATAGTATTACAATAAAATCTACAAAAGGCAGTAATTCACAAAATTTTCCTAAAACAGTTACCGTATCTAACGTTGTGCCAACACAAACAGTTGGTTCATCTTTAGCATTAGCAGCATCAACTACAGTTGGTACTGCTATTAGAACAATAACAGCTGTTAACGGAAGCGCTAAATCTGGTGCTACAGCTAATAATTTAACCTTTTCAATAGTTAGCGGTAATACAGATAATGATTTTTCTATTAATTCAAGTACAGGTGTAATATCAGTTGCTAATTCATTAACAGCTGGAGATTCATATACATTAGGTATAAGAACAACTGATGTGGGTGGTTTACAAGATAACGATAATTTATCTATAACTATTTCATCGTCAAACTTTACATCTTTTTATAGGTCAGAAGGAGCTTCGTCACCAATTCCTGATGCTTGTGATCGAGCTGTAGGTATTCTTGCTTATCATAATGGAACTGATGCAGTGCCTGTTCAAGGTGATACTATTTTTACAGATGCTCAAGGAACTACGCCGCTTGCTGGAGGTAATGCTGACTTTGCTTGGTCTCCGGGTGGAGGGTCACATAATGGTACAGGAACATCTTTTAAAGCGCCTGTTAATAACTCAGGTGTAGTAGGTTCGGTAACTTTATGTAGCTAATAAAACATGTAATAATTAATTATGGGATATACTATTGACATACAGTTTCAAAATACCTTTATTATAAGATCTGCAACAGCTGTTCGTCATTTTGAGGAATCTAGAATAAAAGGAGGTTTTAATGAACCTTTTGTAAGCATAGGGCCTAAAGCTCATTTAGTAGATGAAAATTTTGCAGGGCAAAGAAGAAATAATGCTTTAATATATTCTGGTATTTATAATTCAAAAACTGATGTTAATAGAACAAATGTATTTAGCGCAGGTGAACCAATAACAAGAGCGGTTGACCCTGCTAATGGGCCTATACAAAAACTACATGCTGAAGATACAAATTTAAATATATTGCAATCTGATAAAGTTAGTTATGCTTTAATTGATAAAGATGCGTTATTTACAGCTGAAGGAGGAAGATTAACAGCATCTGGTGCCGCGGTAATAGGTCAAATAATTCCTTATCAAGGAAGATATGGAACTCAACATCCTGAAAGTTTTGCTTTCAAAGGTATAAGAAAATATTTTGTAGATAAAAATAGAGCAGCGGTTTTAAGATTATCTAGAGATGGTATTACTGAAATATCTCAATATGGAATGCGTGATTGGTTTAGAGATAATTTAAATTTAGTAAAAGATGATTATCCTGATGATAAAGTTGTAGGATATTATGACGACCATCATGATCAATATGTGGTATCTTTACAGGGTTTAAGCGGTACTATTGATGGTTTATCTGTAAATGAATATTATACTTTATCGTTTGATGATAGCATAAATGGATGGATTAGTTTTTATGACTATAAACCTGATTTTGGATTTAGTCATAATAAAAAGTTTTTTACTTTAAATGAAAATAATATATGGCAGCATTATGTAAATGAGCTTCGTAATAACTTTTATGGACAGGGCAACGCATCATATATTACTTTTGTTGCTAATGAATCGCCATCTACAGTTAAGAATTTTTTAAGTATATATTATGAAGGAACTTCATATTGGGCTATGGAATCTGCAAAAGCAGAAGATGGTGTAAGACAAACGGTTCAAAAAGCTAAAAAAATTGATCAATCAGAACTAAATTTAACAGGTGATATTTTAAATCAATTTCAAAAGAAAGAAGATAAATATTATTCTTATATAAAAAATGACACTGGCGCTATAAAAGGCGGTGTTACTGGATTAGATACGGCTGGAATAGCTGGTTTATTTTCAGTAGTTGAAATGAGTAACGGTAATGACACTCAGCAAGAGTTATTTTCTGTATCTCATGTTATATCAAAATCAAGTTAAATGAAATTTAATATACGCAGACTCGTTGAGTCAGATTATGAAACATTAGTTAAATGGTGGAAGGGGTGGAAATGGCCACCTGTTCCAAAAACTTTTTTACCAGATACTGGCTTTATAGTAGAAAAAAACAAAATAGGCGTAGTTGCATGCTACGTTTATATGACTAATTCTAAGGCCGCTTTACTTGAATGGGTTATATCTAACCCAGAATATAGAGAAAGTGACAGAAAAGACGCGATAACGCTCTTAATTCAAGCCGTAGAGCATGTTTTAAGCGAGCAAGGGATTAAACATGTATTTACAATAGGTAGAAATAAGCATTTGATAAATGTACACGAAAAATTAGGATGGGATGTTGATAAAAAACCATCTTATGAAATAATAAAAAATTTATAAACAATGGCAATATTTAGTGCAATAAACGCGGGTAAAGCTAGAAAAGCGCAGGGAAGAGCTAATGATGCTTTAAATCAAGCTATAGCAGATCGTCCAGATATAATAAATCCATATGAAAACGTAACGGATTTAAGCGGTATGATTAGCAATCCTTTTGCTAATTTACAAGTTGCAACAGGTGCCGCAGAGTTTCAAGCAGAACAAGCAGATATGTCTTTAGCAAATGTATTAGATCAACAAAGGGCATTAGGTGGCGGTGCATCATCTGCTACTGCAATTGCTCAAGCTGCTGTACAAAGTAAAAGAAATGTGGCTGATTCAATTCAACAACAAGAAGCTCAAAACGCAAGATTAAGAGCACAAGGCGAACAACAAGCTCAAGGTAGAAGATTAGCGGAAGCTCAAAGATTACAACAAGCAGATATTTTAGGAAAAACATTTAAATTTCAAGCAGAAGAAAGCAGAAGTATAGCAGATATAGCTAGACAAGCAGGATTAGCTCAACAATTTGGTCAGCAAAGAATGGACGCTTTAGCAGGAATGGGTGCAAATACAGCAGGTGTACTAGCAGGAATTTTTGGGAATTAATAAAAAAAAATTATGGCATTACCGGTAGTAACATATGGCAAATATAATTATGGAGATTATTCTAATCCTAGACCTATTAGATATAAAGGAGGTTTAGGTGAAGCTTTAGCGGCAGGAATTACTTCAGCTATAAGTGCAGATAAAAGAAAAGAAAAAGAATTTAAAGCAGCTCAAGAAAGTGCTTTAATGATGAGTATGCAATTTAATTCACAATTAAATCAAGCTTTTGGAAAAGCCGCTGCAACTAATAGACAATTTTTAAGAGATTTAAAACAAGATTATGGCAATGATGTAAAAGCTTACAAGTTAGGCAAGATGAGTTTTGATCAATATGAAGAAAAAATGACTTATTATCAAAATATATTAGATGAATCAGTGCAGCTTGCTGCAATAATGAAACCTATTATAGAAAGTGACCAAGACGTTGATTTTACTATGGTTAGAGACAATGACGATAATAAAGCAGCTGTAATGGCTAGGTATGGAGTTAAAAATGGCAAATATCTTTTACAAAGAGATGAAAATGGTTTAAGAATTATATTACCACATGGTAAAGATGTTTCTGGATATGTACCTAAATCTTTATCTGCGGCAGAACTTATAACAAATACTAAATACATAACTCCTGAAATAAAATATAATAATTTAAAAAATCCACTATTTGCAGACATGCTAACAAAAGTTGGTAATGTTATAAAAACTAAAAGTAATTTATTAACGTCAAGAATAGAGGCGGATTTAGGGGCTAAAGTTTTTCAATTAGATCCAGGTAAAAAATTAGAAATTATTAATGAAATTAAAAATAGAAGCGATTTATTAAATATATTTGATAAAACACAAATAAAATATTACTATGAAGACGAAATTGGAGATGATCAATGGACTGCTTCGGATGATCAAAAAGAATTAGTAAAAAATAAATTAGCAGAAGATTTATATAGTTCATTATTAAATGTAGATATAAATGCTGTAAAATATGTTCCTGAACCTTCAATAATTGATCCTAGAACTGGGAAGCCATTTAGTAGTAAAGATCAAATAACTGATTATAATAAGCAAGTATCTCTTCAAAACAAAAGAAAAGACTTTTTTGATAAAAATTTATTAGAAATTTATTTTCTCCCAAGGCAAGGCTATAAAGTAACAGAAGATGTAGAATATAGAGATAAAGATGGTAGAGTTAAAAAAGAAAAAATAAAAAGATTTAGTAAAGATTTTTTAAACAGATTGCAAGAATTAGAAGGCGTAGAATCCGATTTAAGAGCTTTTAGTGTAAATGCACCTATAGACAGTGATTTTGATATAGAAGAGCAAATTGAAATTGGTGCTTCTTCACAATTTGAACAGGAATATGATCAAGGAAAAGGAAAAGTAAGAATTAATCCAAGTATGACAGAAAATGAAATTATATATGCTATTGGTTCATCTTTAGGTTTTAGCAGATCACAAATTCAAAAAAGAATAGAAGAAATTAGAAAAGAAAATCCGGCAAAAACAATATATAGTCCTGAAAGACTACAAGGGATGACAAATATTATAGAAGGACTTCCTACAAATAAATAAATATGTTTGAATATAATAACGTTTTGTATACTACCGCGGACATGTACGGTCATGCGCAGGCATTAGGTTTATCTTTAAACGATTATTTAGCTGCTAATCCTGAAATTAAGGAACGAACTGATTTAAAAGAATTTATACCTGAAAATAAACGCGTTAATTTTGAAATACTAGAAAGTTCATTAATAGAACAAGGTATTTTAATACCCGGAGAAAACACTGCTAATCAAAATTTTTTAAAACCTAATGCTCCTTATGTAGATGTAAGCGGAACAGTTATAGAGCCAAAACCTCCAACTGCTTTAAGGAATGTAAGCAGAAAAGCAAAAAAAACAAATTTACAAGTATTAACGCCTGAGCAAAAAAAATCTTATGATGATTATTTAAAACTTTACAAAGAGGCTGTTTTTGAAGAAAGAATGAATAACGCAAGAGCAATATCAGAAAGTAAAGGTGATGGCTTTGGTAGTAAAATGATAAATGCTGTAGATAATATGTTTTTACAGATTGCTCAAGCTTATCCTAATACCCAAATATCTAGTCTTCAATTTGCAAGACAATTATTTGGCTCTGAGGGCGGCAGCAATGTAGACGATTATATTAAAGATTTAGCGCCTAAGCTTTTTGAAAAATTTTTACCAGGTGGTGCAGTGGGAACTGTGTCCGGTATTAGAGTTGGTAAAAGAATACTTGCTGATATATTACCAGAAGAAGTAAAAAAAGCTGGTTTAAAAAAAGCAAATAAAGAATTAATTCGACAAATCCAGTCTGCTCAAATAATAGAAGCAAGAATGGGGCAAACAGGCTCAATAACCGAAGGATGGAAACAGGGTGATCTTGGAGAAATGGTAGCTGGAGCAGCAAATGCTGTTGGTTCATTTGGAGCATCTATAATTATAAGCGGTGCAACAAGAGGGGCTGGTATATATACAGATTTTTTTGGTAGAGCTTATGAAAATGTAAATCAGGCTAAAGCAGATGAATTAGGTATTAGTTTAGAACAATTAATAATGACTGGCCAAGATGATGTAAGAGCGCCTTTAGTAACAGCGGGAGCTGCAGGATTATTAGAAAGATTTGGTATAAAAGGTGTAACTAGAGCATTAAGGGCTAAACCACCCAGTTATACTAGAGCTTTAGCATTAAGAGCATCTTCAGGTACTAGAGAAGGATTAACAGAATATTTTCAACATGGCATAGAGCAAGTAGAAACTGCTTATGGTAAAGGCGCTAGAGGCGTAGAATTAGGAGAAGTATTTGTTAATTCATTAAATACTCAAGAAGGTTTAGAAAGCTTTTTACAAGGATTTGTTGGTGGTGGTATAATTTCTTCTGGTGGAAATTTACAAAAACAAGATGCTGCAGCTCTTGCTGGTATAGCTGGTTTAGCTACATTTGGTGCTGATGGTTTTGTTTTAGCAGGTTCAGTATTGCCTTTGAATGCTAAATTAGCTGCTTTTAATATGAGAAGCTCAGCTAATAAAACAAAAATAAAAAATCTTGAAGAAAAAGTACATGTACTAAAAGAGGAGTTGGCTAAAACTACTGATAAAGATGGGCAAGATATTATTATAGAAAGAATAGAATCTGCTCAGAATGAAATTAAAAAAATTATAAAAGCTGATAATGTACTTATAAATCAATTATCTGAAGAAGACATGAATTCTTTAGCTAAATTTAAAGATTTAAATAAAGAGTTTCAAAATAAATTTAAAAAGCTTTCAGAAAAAAGAGAAAAAGGAGAAATATCACCTTCAGAATATAATACACAATCAGCTTTACTTAAAGAACAACTAGCAGAACAACAAAAAGAATTAAACCAAGTTGTTGGGGATATATCTTTAAAAAATCAAAATATATCACAAAAAAATGCTGATCTTATAAAAATTATAAAAGATCCAAATGCTGATCCAGCGGCAATTGAAAAAGCAAAAAATGATTTAGTTGAAAATAATCGAGGGTTTATTGAAAAGCTTATAAAAAGCACATTTAATCCTACATTAAAAAGTGGATTATCAGAACAAGACTATAGAGCAGCAATAAATTTAGAATTTGCAAAGATTATAAATTCTTATAAAATAAAAGAAAATGTACCGTTTGGTGCATACTTACAGCAAACTTTACCTAAAAGATTACCTGCTATATTTGATTTAGCAATTGAAACAAATGAACAAGGTGAATTTATTGTAAAAACAGATGTAACTGAATCTGATAATATAATAGGCGATAAAGGTATTAATATAAATACAAAATCTAATAATAATCTTGCAAATAATATAATAGGTATTACAGGTTTAAATAAAGAAGAAAGTAATACTAAAGGTAAAGAAATATTAAGTGGTAAACTTCCAGGTGTAACAGAAAAAGTAAAAGGCGATCAAAACCCATTTTTAACAGCTATAGAAAAAGCTGCTGAAGGTAAATTCTTCCAAGATATAATGGATGCAATGGGTGGTAATTTTAAACAAAACCCTGATGCTTTAAGTGAATATGTTACATTTTTAGAAACTAATATTGCAGACATAAAAGCTGTTATTGAAGAGGCTGGTAATCAAGATTACAATAGGTATAAAAATAAAATGCTTAAAAGCTTATATAAACCTAAAAAAATTGGTAGAGCAAAAGCAGCGGAAGGAGGTACGCCTGTTGGTGAAGGAAGATATGAGTATCAAACGCCTACCGATGCAGAAATTATTTCATACTTTAGCGAAGGTAACTTAACTACTGTTGTTGAAAGAAAGAAAACATTATCAAAAATATTATCTCATTCTGTTGGTAAACAAGCAGTATCTGAAGCAATTAAAGATCCTGCTGTTGCTGAAAAATTTAAAGATATACAAGAGCTATTAGGTAAAGAAGTTCCAGCTAATGTTGAATCACAAGTAATAGCTAAGTTAGATCGAGTAATTAAAAAGCTTGAAGACGCAAAGCCAGACCCTAATGTTTTAAGCATCAATCCAATTATAGAATTAGGTAGACAATCTTTATTAGGGTTTTTAAAATCAATAAGACAACTTTTAAAAGCTGGTGCAAATTTTAATAAAGCAAAATCTCAATCAATAAAAATTGCTTCAAAAGATTTAAATTTAAGTAAAAATCAAGAACAAATATTTACAAGAGAGTTAGGTCCTTTATCAGCTGAAATAATTGATAGTAATGATTTTGAAGTAATATATCTTGCCGCTATACGAGAAACTGTTAAAGAAAGATACAGCGAAGATTCTAAACGTATAATAAAAGAAATAAAAGAAAAGCTTAATGATGAAAAATTAGGTTCTAAAGAAAAAGCAGATGTAATATTTGAGTTTTTTAAATATGAGCATTCTTCATATGTTAAAAGTTCTGCATCACACGGTCTTTGGAAAGGATCTAGTAATGAAGTTTCTTTTAAATATTGGGAAAAACAATTTGGCATTAAATTAAAAACATTAGGTTTTGAAATACGAGACAACTCTATATTTCATAAAGATAAAGATGGCGAGTTCAAAAAAATTACTGAATATGTAGGAAGGCCTAGCGGTCATACAAAAAAATCTGGAAGAAAAAACGATAGAGCAAAATTGATACAATATTATGAAAAAAATATTGAGAAAATGGATGCGCAATCTGAATTACATAAAAATTGGTATGTAGGTAAAGTAGCAAAGCTTTTGCTTAATGAAGGTAAACAAGCAGCATTAGATTTTATAAGTATTTCAGGCTTAGCCAGCGATGGTAGTTTAAGACTAATTGGTAAATTAAGATATGTTGAAAAAGCAGAAGGGCCATTTACTTACGAACACACTCCGCCTATTAATGATTTACAACAGGACATGTACGAGGCTATAAATTCTACTAATAACATTAATGAAATACTAGGTAATGTAAATAATATACTTTCTAATAGTAGAGTTGATTTTATTTCTGATGCTACAATGGAAAAAGTCAATGCCGTTAATAAAATGACAGGTAAAGATATCACAAGATATAAACCTGGCAATCTTACTAAAAAAGGCTTACAAGAATTAAAAAGACCTAAGCAAAAAGTTCAAGAATCTACACAAGAGCAAGATTTAAATAAAGAGTTTAATAAAATAGTAGAACAAAGCACAGGTATAAAAGCTGAGGCTAGATTTAAAGGTGTAAAAGGAAGAAGAGGTGATGTAAAAAGAAGATTTAGATTATCTAGTATATTTATACCATATACTGCAGAAGATTTAAACGGATTAATGTATGCAGTATTACCTAAAGGTGAAGCTGGTAATAAAGCTTACGAATTTATAAAAGAACATATATATAAACCATTTAGTCGTGCAACTGAAAATATCATTAGAGATAGGATGGCAACTATGAATGATTATGATGCTCTTAAAAAACAAATGCCTAATGTTGTTAAAAAGTTAAAAGAAAAAACTGATGCTAGTAAACCATTTTTTACAAAACGAGATGCTGTAAGAGTATGGATATGGAATCAACAAAATATGGAAATTCCAGAGTTATCTCAGTCAGATAAAAATAGTTTATTACAAACAGTAAATAACGATGCTGAATTAATAGAGTTTGCCCAAAAACTTATAGGTATCACTAAAGAAGGTGGTTATGGCGAACCTGGTCAAGCTTGGGACGCAGGTACAATAACTACAGATTTACAACAAAATATAAATGTAAATAAAAGAGCTAAATATTTAGAGCAATGGCAAAACAACGTTGATACTATTTTTGATGAAGCTATGTATAATAAATTACGAGCTGCTTATGGAGATAGTTATGTGAGGTCTTTAAAAAATATATTAACAAGAATGAAGCTTGGCCGTAATAGAACAGGTGGAGGTAATCCTCAAATAGATGCTTGGCTAGATTGGTTAAATAATTCAGTAGGAGCTATTATGTTCGTAAACGTTAGATCAGCCGTATTGCAGACTATATCAACTGTAAACTACATGAATTGGCATGATAATAATCCGTTAAAAGCAGCTAAAGCTTTTGCAAATCAAAAACAATTTTGGTCAGATTTTTCAATGATATTTAATTCTGATTATTTGAAAACTAGAAGAGGCGGATTACAATTAAATGTACAAGAATCTGAAATTGCTGAACAAGCAAAAAAGAAAGGTGTAAGGGGAGTTATTAGTTATTTATTAAATAAAGGATTTATATTAACAAGAGCTGCAGATAGTTTTGCTATTGCAAACGGTGGTGCAGCAATGTATAGAAATAGAGTTAATACATATTTAAAACAAGGTAAAACTCAACAAGAGGCTGAGCAAGATGCTTTTGCAGATTTTATGGAGTTAACAGAAGAAGCACAACAATCATCTAGACCCGATAGAATATCTATGGAACAAGCTGGCCCGCAAGGTCGAGTTATATTAGCATTTGCTAACACTCCAATGCAGTATACTAGATTAATGAAAAGAGCAGTGCAAGATTTAGCCAATAAAAGAGGTGATAGAAAAACAAATATATCTAAGTTAATATATTATGGAGCTGTTCAAAACTTTATCTTTAATGCAATGCAACAAGCTTTATTTGCATTAGGATATGACGATGAAGAGGAAGAAGAAAAAATAAAAGAAAAATATCAAACTACAGCAAACAGCATGCTAGATTCAATATTAAGAGGTACTGGTATGGTTGGTAATGCTGTAATGGTTGGTAAAAACTTTTTATTAGATGTTGCTAAAAGAAGCAACAAACCTAAACCAAATTTTCAAGATTCAGCGTGGAAACTATTAGATATATCTCCACCTTTAGATTCAAAAGTAACAAAAGTGAGATCTGCACTATATTCTTTAGAATATAATGAATTTGATGAAATGGCTGCTGCGCAAACTATATCAGCATTTACAAACGTTCCAGCAGATAGAGTTATAAGGTTATATCAAAGTGTAAGAGCTGCTGTAGCAGAAGATACTGAAGCTTGGCAAAGAGTAGCTCTATTATTAGGTTGGAATACTTGGGAGTTAGGTATAAAACCAGAAGACGACATTAATATATCAAATGGTGGTCGTCTTTCAAGAAGAAGAAACACAAGAAGTTCAAAAAGACGTAATACAAGATAATTATGGCAAAAGACGCATGTTATTATAAAGTAAAGGCAAGGTACAAAGTATTTCCTTCTGCATACGCTAGCGGAGCTATAGCAAAATGCAGAAAAGTGGGTGCCGCAAATTATGGAAAATCATCAAAAAAGAAGTAAAACAATTAAAAATTAAAAATTATGCCAGGAAAAAGCAAAACAGGAGATGTAAATGAATCATCATACAAGATGGGACATTCACCTAAAAAAATGGGACATTCGCCTAAAAAAATGGACCACGCAATGAAAATGGACAAAAAAAATTTTAAGCCTCATAAAATGTATTGTAAAGATGGGTCAACGCATAACGCTAAGACTTATAAAGAACATATGGCGCTTAAAAAAAGAGGTTGCGGCCATACTAAAAAGAAATAATGGCTGATCCTAAAAAAGGAACAGGTAAAAAACCAAAAGGCTCAGGTAGACGTTTATATACAGACGAAAACCCTAAAGATACCGTTGGTATTAAATTTGCAACTGTACAAGATGCTAGAGCAACATGCGCTAAAGTTAAAAAAATTAACAAGCCTTATGCTCGAAAAATTCAAATACTAACGGTTATGGAGCAAAGAGCGCGTTTTGGTAAAAAACCACAACAAGCAGCTATTGCTAAAAGATGTAAAGCAGCATTAAAAAGAAAACATGGCAAGTAAAAGACCTACATGGAAAGATTCCGATGCGCCCGACGCTAAAGGTAAATTTAAAGAATTATCTTGCGGTGCATTAGCTAAATGGATGATTAAATCTAGAAAAGGCAATATGCAAAAAATTGTTGGCAGTTTAAATCAACAATATGTATTTAATAGAAAGAAAAATCCTAGCTATGCTAAAAAAATGGTATGCGCTAGAAATAAAGCAAAACAATTATTAAATGGCAGTAAGAAAAACTAAAAAAGGATTAGCTCTTAAACGTTGGTTTAAAGAAAAATGGGTTGATGTACGAACAGGTAAGCCTTGCGGAAGACGTAAAGGAGAAAAACGTGGTACACCATATTGTAGACCCAGTAAAAGAGTATCGAGTAAAACTGTAAAAACAGCTGGTGAAATGTCTGCTTCTGAAAAAGCAGCTAAGATAAGAGAAAAGAAAAGGCTAGGCCAACCAGCAGGTAAGCCAAGAAGAGTAAAAAACGTTAAAAGAAATAAAAAATAAGTAATTACATATAGTATAGAAACTTAATAGTTATGGCAAAAAAATTATCAGAAAATACGGAAGTGCAACTTGATCTCAAAACTATCGGAATGATAGTTGGCGGAGCTATTGCT